ACCAGTCTCGTCAAACCACACAAACACACTATCACCGTACTGGTAAATATCTGGTTCAATTTTAATCGGATAAGTTTTCATACTTCTTTCACCCTTATAATTTGGCCGGCCCTATACCCATTCCTATCGAGGAATAGAAGCATTTGATTTCATCCGTAACCGACCGGCAGTTACAGTATAGACCGTTCTTAATTCACCATCAGCCGATGAACGATCTAAGATCGATCGATGGCGTTCTTGGTCCGAGTGAAGAGATTTGAACTCCCGACCCATTGCTCCCAAAGCAATTGCGCTACCAGACTGCGCTACACTCGGACTTTATTTATTGTGGAATAGCTGAGACCGCGAAGTAGTAAGCGAAAGGAATACTAACCATACCAAACCAGCAAATTGCGATGATAAACTTAGACACTGTCACTTTCCTTTTCCATACCTTACAATATTACTATAACCCATCTAGATACAAATGTCAACAACTATTTTCACTCAATCGCACTTTTTCTAGAAACAAGCTCGATCAACATCATATTGTTTGATCTAGTAGATATGAGATTACTGATAGCTAAACCGAAGTTAACTATGACAATAAGGGGTAGCAAAATGGACCAAATCTTTTTTAACATATTTCTATATATCTGGCGAAGGTGCAGAGAGTCGAACTCTGGCTTGCGGTTTTGGAGACCGCCGTGCTACCATAACACTTCACCGACATATTTGGCTCCCTGACTTGGGCTCGAACCAAGGACATTTTGATTAACAGTCAAACGCTCTACCAACTGAGCTATCAGGAAACATTCTTCTTACTTACACAATACTATGTATATAGCCTTATGTCAAGCATTATTTTACTACTATCACGTAATAAAATCCTTTAGTCTTTTTTTACGATCATCTTCAGCTGATCCAAATGAAGATTTATTGAATACTGGCGTATCGTCCATGATATCACCCTGTGCTGACTCCTCTACGTTGTATAGCCTCATCTTAGCACGATCAATCCCAACCACGAAGCGCCGATGAATCGTTGGGTCGTTATAACGATTCTTGAGTTGCTTAATCATGATCTGATTCAGATCTTCCATTTGTTCACTGGAGATGAGCGCGAACATTAAGTCAGCAGTCGCCGGTAGGCCGAAAGACTCAGCGGTGTCTGTCAATTCGACGTCAGAATTACCGTATCCAGATCTAGTAGTCTGAGTAGCAGAAACCACAGGAACGTTAAACTCAACGGCAAGACCACGTAGTTCTTCAGCAATCGACTTAATGTAAGTATACGAATTGATGTTTGAACCCGCTTTGATGCGACTAGAAGAGCATATGTTGAGATAGTCAATGTAGATAATATCAGGAATAAAATTTCGCTTGATACGAAGTTCATTGATAAGATGACGAAAGTTTGCAGAGCCAGCAGAAGCGGTAGGGTATTCTTTAACGATAAGCTTTCCAATAGTCTTCTCCTTTACTCGACTAAGCTTCTTGTCATACGAGTCTTTTGGAAGAGTAGAAAGTTCGTCGACAGTAACATTCAAAAGGTTTGCATCGATGCGCTCGGCGATCTTTTCCTCTGACATTTCCATTGTAATGTAAAGTACGTTCTTACCTTGTGTCAGATTGTAAGATGCACAGTGACACATGAATAGTGACTTACCCACGCCAGTTCCGGCTAGAGCGATATTAAGAGTCTTTCTAACAAGTCCACCCTTCGTGATTTTATTCAAATAATCAATATCGAATGGAATGTGTTCTTCCTTACGATGATAGAACTCATATCGATCGTCTGAGTTTGCGAAATAGTCATGACCGATGCTTACATCAAAAGAAACACCTAGGGCTTCACTAAGAAGTGTTGGGATGGCTCCTGTCGATGAAGCGCCGCTTTTATCATCGATGATCTTAATCGAAGCCATGATAGCGTTATAGATCGCCTTCTCTTGACAGAACTTCTCGGTAGAGTCGAGAAGCCACTTGAGCTCGGTGTTGTCTACTTGCAAGTCTTCAATAAGTCGTTTAGACTCTTTGAACGCATTCTCGTTGAGACCATCACGATTGTTGAGCTCAATCATCAACACCTCTTTAGTTGGGGTGCTATTGTACTTTTTAACATAGTCATCAATCAGACTATAGACTACTTTGTCAGATAGGTTATGGAAGTATTCATTCTTAAGGAAAGGAAGACTTTTTCTTGCATAAGACTCATTGAATACTAAGTGTGATAAGATAGTCTTTTCAATCATTTTTAACTTTCATCTGTGTTGTATTTTTTATTCTTCTATTTCATTTTGATTTACCAAAGATCCAGAAGCAATCGTGTATTTATTCTTAATCCATTCAGCAAAATCAGTAGTCTTCAACAATGTTTTCCAAGCTTCACCATTATCTTCAATCTCAGAAGCTTTCATCTTTGCACCAATGAGTTCGCCAGTTGTTCTATCAACAAACTGATAGGATTGGGATGTAGGTTTCGAAATGTAACCTCCTTCGAGAGCTAAGTCGAGTAGGCCTGACCACTTTTTGATACCACCCTCATAAGAGACAGTGATTGGGATCTTAGACTTTTCTTTAACATAACGAGACTTTTCAACATTAATAACAAAGTTATAGCCAGTGATCTCCTTGCCGTCTTTCTCCTGTTGACGACCAAGGATCCAAATAGTATCAGCTGAATAATAGATACCAGTACCACCTGAGACAATATCACGTGGATAGAGAGCCATCTCTTTGTAAGTGTGGTTGACTACAATGAGTGGAATATCTTTGATTGTCAGATGCGGTGTTACCATACGGAAAAGTGATTTAAGTGCTTTAGCTCGGGACATATCGGCGACTGACTTACCTTCAAGAGCATCGTCAGTTTCTTTCTTTGATGCCAAGTTACCGACCGAGTCAATAACGATCACCACCTTATCGTCACGACCGATTTCTTCAAGTTGCTTGACGATATCAAACTTGAGTTTTTCGATGTCGGTGATTGGCGTATGAATTACACGATCCATGTCAATGTTGAAAGACTCAAAGTAACTTTTTGGCGTACCAAACTCAGAGTCATAGAATAAAAGAACACTCTCTGGGTACTGCTTCATATAAGCGCCAGCCATAAGGAGAGAAAAGGCTGACTTGAAGTGCTTCGACGGACCAGCCATAATGGTTAGTCCTGGAGTTAATCCACCGTCGATGCGACCCGAGAGCGCTACGTTCACCATTGGAACGCTAGTTGTAATCATATCTTTACGATTATAGATCTTACTTTCAGTGAGTACTGAAGATAGTTCGATCGTAGAATTCTTGATAAGGCGATTGATAAGAGACAATGTGATACTCCATGTTCACGATCTAAGTATATCTAAATATAATATAGTATACAACTTTTTGGTATATATGTCAATCTTTTTTATGCAGTATTCGTTTATTTTTTCAGTATCCAATAAGAAGATGACTCATACCAAATATGCAATAAATTACTATGCTCCAGAGAACATCCTAATTCAGTTGCTATATTTCTAACTAAAAGAGTCATTTTTGGTTTGTCTGATTCACTATTTCTTGTATGAAAATAATTTCTACCAAAAATCATTCCATTGGGTTTTAATAACGGGAAAAGTTTTCTTATTAAACTATAGAACAATTTGTCATATCCATGACTGCCGTCTGCGTTCAAATCGCAATAAATGAAATTCCATTCTTTAAAGATTCTTTTATCATCAGAGGTTTCATTTAATTCTATGTTTATTATTTCAGCATCAACGTTATACATCTTTAAGAAAAATTCTAAATTTTCTTGATTATTTTCAATATTATGAACGCTCGTGTAAGGTAAACATTTTTCCATAAGAAAGGAAAAGATGAAGGCGTCTACAATGACTATGTTTGGTGAGTCAGCAAACTTATTAACAATTATGGCTTCAGCTCCAAGACCAACACCCAGCATAAGCACATCTGCATTGGGTGGAAACTGAAAACTCTGGGTTGCTATTTCAAGAAGAAATTCTTTTTCGCATTGTGTTGGAACCGTAGAACAAAGATCATCTATAAATTTCATTTTTTTCTTATAATCCAATAAAGATTTCTACTTTTATTATCAAAATCAAATTCAATAGCATCATTCAATTCATAGAATAATGATTCTACTATTGGAGTCATCTTAAAATCTGGTTTTGTAAAATAAAAGAAATCGTCTCCCATTAGAATTCCGCCATCATTTAACATATTCCATAATTTCTCAAGCATTTTCTTTATCATATCGAATTGTTGTATAGCGCCCCCATTATCATCACAGTCATAATATATGAAATCCCAGTCAGCACTAATCTCATCAATGATTTTAGTTTCATAGATATTTTTATCAAATACATCATCTACATATACATCAAAATCTTTGCAATGTTTCAAATAATCTTGACGAGTGTTACTTATTTCGCCACGATCTTCAAATTTTATTTTAAATTTCCCTTTAGCCAATCCTCGAGCCCGATCTTCAAATTCGTTTTCATACCATTCGTCAATCGAGGTTATCTTACAAGTCGGACACATTTTTTTTATTACTATAGTTTCTGCGCCTTGACCTGGACCAAGGATTAAAACTTTGGAGAAAGGCTTTAACTTCGAAGCCTCTTCTCCTATCTTTAGTAGATCTTTTTTATGTTTGTAAGTCGGAATTGTTTTTAGAATTTTTTCAATCAAGTCTTCCAAATGCCCATTTCCTTTCTACACACCACCAACATTTTCCGCAATGAGGTTGAGTAAAATGTGTTTTTCTACTTTCACAACTTCTCGTGATTGGAAAAAGCGTATCAGTTAATCCATAATAGTTATACAATTCGGCAATAGCTTTCTTATTCACATTAGCAAAAGGAACATATGAGTTCTTTCTTTTGATGGGCTTTATGCCTAAAGATTTTTCTCTATCAGCCATGCCATCCCAGCCATTGTCAAGTACAAGCTTGACGTCAGCATCTGGGTTTTCAGTTATTCCAGTGAAGTGAGTTTGTATAATGCCGTTATTTCTCAATAGTCTTGTATACTCAGTTAGTTCTTCGGCATAAGTGTCAGGATTAACTAATTCAGGTTTTATTTGGTGAATATAGAATTGCACTCCAACTTGTTTTTCGATAAATCCAATTACTCTGTGAGCAAAAATATGTTGGTAAGGTTTGGCCGCATTAATGGCTGTGAATGGAATCAGATCTATGTCTCGCACATCTCTTTTATACAAGGCTAACATGTACGACAGGATCGCGCTGTCTGCTCCTCCTGAAATCTTTATTCCAACTTTAGAATATTTCTCAGGAACATCGATGATTATTTCACCCTGAGACGTTTCAACTTTAATCATCCAAAGAACCCTTCAATAGATGCTTTCTTTTCAGTCTGCCATCCAATCGCATCGAGGATCGTCTTGAGAGGATCGACGAAAGTTTTAGCATACTGCAGCTCATAGTCTATATATGTTTCAAGACCAAGCTCAGGAGGTAGAGCGCCAAGTGTTGCAATAACGTTTTCGCGGATTGGATTAGGAAGTTTCATATAGCAGAACTTAATCTTGTCGCCTTCTTTGATTAGTTCATAGCGATTATTGAGTTTCTTTTGCTTGATGAAGTGATTGTACAGAAGAGCACCACGAACTTGAATAGGCGTGCCTTTCCTATAAATTCCATCACGATCACCATATTCGCCGAGACCTTTGCAGCCACGAGGGAACGCGACTTCTTCGTATGGGAGCTTATAGAACTTCTTGCGGAATTCATCGATGAATTCTACTACGTCTCGTTCTGACTTTTCAATAATGATCTTGATACACTTTTTGATGTTTTCGCGACAGGCTTGAGGTGTCGATGATCTTACTGCTTCGATTCCGACAATCTTAATCTTAGGTTCAGAGTAAGCAACACCTTCGTTGTTCCACACATTCAAGATGTAGTGCTTCTTTGCGGTCCATATACCTTTGTCGGCGATGGCTTCGCGCTTCATCTTCATCTTTTGAGAGTAGGCATTAACATATCCGCTAAGGCGCTCATAGCATAACTCAATATAAGGTTCAAGCTTCCCATCAATAGCCTCGTCCAAGAATTTGACGATTTCAGGTGTAGGATGCTTCTCGAGGCCGCATTTATTGACCAACGAGTCAAGCGTAATGTACATAGAATCCGTATCGCATGCAATGACATAGTCTTTGTCTTTCGTTTTAAAGAGTTTGTTTAGATACTTATTCATATCGCGCGCGATCCACATAATCGCCAACTGACCAGAAAGAGTGATAGACTCAGCAAGAGTGTCATCATACCAGCGAAAATATTTATTCGATAGAGCACCATAAGCTGAGTTCAATTGGATCTTTCGCGCGAGTTGCATATTGTGGTTCTGCGCAATGATCTTTTCAAGTTCAGGAGTAGGTGTCTTCTCGTATTGTTGTTTTGCTTCGAGCATTCTATTCTTATACACGACGCGATCGTTATACATTTTTTCCATGAGCTTAGGAAGAAATCCTTGTTTACTGCGATCAAACATAACACCTGAACCAGTAACCGCTACGTTTCTGGCAATAATCTCATTCTTAATTTGTGGTTCGTCGAGGTAGCCATCCATGATCCTTTCGACTGAGGTTTCTTCACTGAGTGGAAGTCTGCCGGCGAAAGTTTCAGGAGAGATGTTGTATTGCATGATTAGATGAGGGTAGAGAGAATTCAAGTCGAATGACACAACCCACTTGTGCATGCCTAAGATAGGATCTTTAACGTAGCCACCAACAATGTTCTTGTCTTTCTTTGACTGTTTAGTTTGTGGAATGACGACGTGTTGACCAATTAGATAGTTGTGAATGATCACATCCCAGATGCGAACGGATCCAAAAACATCTTGGTAGTTTACCTTTGCGTCGTAGGCAATAGCAAACACCTGCTCAATTAACTTAAGCTTATCGTCGAGCTTTGCAACGATCTCGACATCGCGGATGTTATACTCAATAAACTTTTGGAAGTCATTCCTGTAAAGCTCGAGCAAAGAACCGTGTTCCGAATAGTCGATCTTTTGAATGCCGAGTTCAATCTGACCGATATAGTCGAGACGATAAGACTCTTGGTTCGTGAATGAAAACTTTTTGTAAGCTCGCATATAGTCGAGCGAAGTGATACCCATGATGTCGTAGAACTTAGTTCCCTGATCATCTCGATCCTCCACCATATTCCATGGCGAAAGCTTTTTGTACATCTCACCGCCAAGAATTCGTTGAACTCGGTTAACGATATATGGAATATCAAAACCATCGATGTTCCAACCGGTGACTACGTCAGGCGATAACCAAGTCGATCGCCATAGATCTAAAAACTTGAGAAGAAGCCGCATCTCATCTTCACACTTGAAGTACTTGATCTTTTCGTTATCAGTTACGAACTCGCCGCAACCCAATACAATGTAGATGTCGTTCTTCTTTATGGTGATAGCTGTGATAGGTTTTTCGGCTGTGTAAGGATCTGGAAATCCATCGTCAGACGCAACCTCGATGTCAATGTTAACTACTGACACCATCGATGGATCGTAATTGATCTCGCCGGTGTAGTAATCATTGAGGAAAGGATATAGCCATTGCGTCATACCACAGATTTCAAATCCATCTACGTTTGCGTATTGACGAGCAAAGTCTCGAGCTTCATTTGGACGATCGAAGTAGATCTTATCCATAGCCTTACCCTGCAGTGTTTTAAACTCTGCGTCTTGTCGCTTCGAATTTACGAAGAGATAAGGCTTGCATGGAATTTTGCGTTGAATTCTTTCACCGTTTTCAAATCCACGGAGAAAGATTGTGTCATAATGTAAGAATGCGTTTGTATAGAACTTTGTCATATCTTTATAGTAATCCAAACTCACCAATTTGTCAACTAAAAAGAGGGGGAAAATCCCCCTCTTAATCACTTTAGTTATAGACTAGTCTTCAGTTACCGGCCGTTTTAATCGACCATGAGCTATGTCTGGCGATACTTTCGATGTCACAACGGCTAAGACCGATGTCTTGTAAGTCTCTGTCCGATAAAGAATTCAACTCTTTGCGAGTACGACTTTCTTTTTCTTGACGCTGAAACCAGTTATCGATGTCTTTAAAGATTCTAATGAGCAACTTATTTTCCTTCAGATAGGAAAGTCTTTTCAGACTTTGATTCTTCAGTCGGTTCATCAATCTCAATCTTCTTCGACTTCTTTGAATCTGGGATGATGTTCTCGAGCCAGATCTTCAGCATGCCATTCAGAAGTTGAGCGTTTTTGATTTCTACCGTGTCTGATACGTTAAAGGTTCTTGAGAAAGCGCGATCGGCGATTCCCTTATAGAGATAGTGACCACCTTCTTGATCGGATTCAATCCTACCCATAATCGTAAGAGTTCCATCGTTAATCTCGACGTCGAGGTGTTGCTTACCAAAACCTGCTACTGCAATTTCGATAACGTACTTGTTCTCGTCTAACTTAACAATGTTGTATGGCGGGTAATTGGGCAGAGACCTGGAGATTGATTGAGAAATCTCATTAAATCTTTTTACGATTGGCTCATAGCCAACAAAGTATCTAGAATCAAAGAATTTAGTGTGAAGCAAATTAGATGCATTGATGTCAGTCATATAGACCTCCTATTAAGCAAGGTTGATGTTTCAGTGGTTCCATTAGGCAACCACTCGTTATATATAATACCTTTTGGTCAAAATGTCAATAGTAACCATTAATTTTTTGAATACCGCCATGTCACTACGTCGTCGTAATTCTTCTGAGGCCAGTCTTTATAATAGCCCTGCTTAGTGAGTTGTTCAGACGCTCTGTTTAATTTTGATAGTTTCTGTATAGCAATAAAACCCCATTTGCCGTGATTCATATTTTCGCCAAATAGAATCTCATCTTTCTCTGGATGGTCTTCAAGAGCTACTAAGTCGCGCGGCATCATTTCAGCATTTGCTTCTTTCGTAAGATTCTCTAGAACATCGAATGAAATTGAACCTTTAGAGAATCCAATAACAGCAACTTCTTTTTCTAACTTAAAATCACTATAAATCTCAATCAGTTCATCAACTGAGTTTATAAAATACCATTCTATATTGTCGCTAATTAGAGCACTCTTTGCAAATGGGCACGGGATAGCTTTCATATTTTTATTATAAACGCTAACCCAATCAATTATCCATTTACCAATGTCTTCTTTAAATTCGTTAATCAATTTGCTATCCTTTTAGATAAATACATTTGTGATGAGATTTGATTTTATAGATCATGTTTAGTTATACTATAACAAATATGATTTAAATCAAAGGAATGATGAAATGACTAAAGCGCTTGAAAAAGATTCAAAATATAATAGAAACGATGTTAACGGCGACGGCATTGTTAGCGATGAAGAAATGACAAAAATAGAAAAGTTAGTTGAGTTTGAGGAAAAGATGGCTGAGTTTGAAAATAAAGACAAGAAAGAAGACCAACTTCGCCATATGGCTTGGATGGCGATGGCAAGCATGGTTCTATTTACCAGTATTCTTTTCTCTCCAATCATATCTATCGAAAAACTTGACGCTCTTGGTGCTATCATTCAAATGTTCTACATCGCCCAAGCCGGCGTAGTAGCTACATTCTTTGGTGCTAATGCTTACATCAGTAAGTAATCACCGTACGAATTGCTTCTCGAAGTGGTCATGATTTACTGAACAGGTCTTGGCGCACATCATCAACTTTCCTTCGGCAATTGATGGTGCGCCCCAAGATTTTTCAATCTTTTCGAAGAAACCGCTTTCAAAAACTCCCCTGATGCCATGAACTTTGGCACTAATTTCATCTTTATCATCGATGATATGTTTGAAAAGTGGATTGTCTTTATAGTTTTCAACTTCTGAATCATACATCGCAGATCCGCCTAGCCAACAGCATGGGACCACTAAACCTTCGGCGCTGATATACAGAGACTTCTGTTTAACAACTTTACAGCCAATCTTAGTATTGTCTAAGAACTCGCTCCAACTTCCAAATTTTTCTATTGCTTGATTTTTAAATTCGTTTACTTCATGAACGAATTCTTTCTTCTGTGGTTGACTCAGGTTCTTATAAGACATCTTTCCAGCAGGCCAGCGATTTGTACGCTTGGGGATGAAAGACTTAACGCCGAGTTTCTTAGCTAATTCCCGTGCTTCTTCGACCTGGTGTTCATTGTGCTTAAATACAAGAAAGTGCCATTCGGCGTTTCCACCGGCACCAATGAAAGATTCCATAGCATTAATAACACGATCCCATTGAACGTTTTCACGATAAATGTGATTGGTGTCTTCGAGTCCATCTACAGAAAAAGTTACTCCTCCTCTGTATAATACGGAGGCTAAGTCTTTCCACCAGTCTGAGTTGCGCGCACCACCATTCGTAAACATACTTAAATTCATCGATGGATTGGTATACCTGAAGTGTTCGAACACTTCAAGCGTATCTTTAGCCATGATAGGATCGCCGTAATTGCCGCACATAAACATTTTTGAAAGTTGCTTAATGAAATCTTTTTCAAAGATATCTTTGCAATCTTGAAGTGTCAGTTCGCTGTTCGTAAGATGTTGCATCATAGAACCATTAGGGCCACTATTTCTAGCGCACATCGAACAACCTGCTTGACACTTCTCAGTTATCTCGAGGTGCAGTGTTTTTATGTCTTCATACTTATACATCGATGATCAAATTCATGCTGCCTTCACTTTGAAGTTAAAGAATTGACCATCGCGATTTAACTTACTAACTGCAGCAACCCAATCGTTTGCATCTCTTTCAGAGATAAAGTGTAGTCGATCCTTAATGGTCAAAGCTTTCAAGTTTCCTTTGTTAAAGTACTTTTCGAACTCTACCACGTACTTATAAGTAAGCATCAAGTATCTCCATACTGTATTTCTATATATCTCAGTATACTGCAGTGAGATATAATTGTCAACTAAAAAATGGTAGACGGGGTAGGATTTGAACCTACGATCGAGGCGTTATGAGCGCCCAGCTTTTACCACTAAGCTACCCGTCCAAAGATTTTCAGTTTACCGTCCAGGTGGGAAAGACGCCATGTAACTGGCGTATTGTTCTTTAGTCATGAAATATTCAATAATTTTTTCAAAAGCCACGATCATACTATCCGACTCTTCTTGAGTGTCATATACTAACTGCAGATCGCGTCGATCTTCGCGAAGGTGCTCATAAGATCGCTTGAGTTCATCCAAAACGATTTCATCAATTTGATCATAGTCAAGTTCAAATGTAACTTTAGTCATCATTTGCTCCATTAAGCTGCTTCTGAAAAGTTTGCAAATTCTACTGCAGATTCAAGCGCTTTGATCTTGCGCTGGCGATTCTGTCCGTACCAAGCTGACTTGAGTCGTGAGTCTGCTGAGTGACCAAGAAGGTGGTCAGTGGTGTAAGTAACTGCGTTAAAAGCCTGCCACCAAGAACCGGCGCCATATTCGTGGCCAGGTTGAGTCTCAAGAATTTCTAGAGCCTGAGAAGCGGGCCGCGAAAGAGGAACATCGGCACTATTAGTATCATTCTTAGACATCGATGGGAAGATCTCACGCAGATATTCAGTCACGGTGTCAGTAGTAATTTTCTTTGTCGAGAGGTATTTTGCTACATCGACATAGGTACCCATTTGCTTGCTAGCCATGCCGAGTGTATTCTTGACCATCTCAGCGTCAAACTTGCTACGATGGTTCAGGCGAACCATCATATCAGAAGTGCCTTTAAGAGCCATAGTCAGTGTGTTATTGCAGACTACCCGAATACCAGTAAAGCGAATGTCCACACACTTCCCGTAAGTGTGCGGGTTCGAGAACAAGAGGTAGGGTTCTACACGATCGCCGCTGACAATCTCAAAAGACTCTTTGATTTTAGCAAGAGCCCAGACGCTTTTGCCGCCATCGAGCGAACCAGCCGTATGCATCTCCATGCCGCCTTCCATAACGAAGTCGTTGAAGAATTCGAAAGCCTGATGGTTCTGAACAGGTTCCCATTCGCCTGAAACTGTTGTCAAGACTTTATGGTCTGACGAACGAATGAGCGCGTAGTCAGATGTTGGGATAAGTTCGTCTTTATACTCACAGAAGGTTGGAACCTTCTCAACAGTCCAGTCAAGACCAGCTTTCTTAAGCATCATGTCAGGCGTAAGCTCATTATGCACAGGAACTCCAAGTCCGTGCCAGGGGGTTTCGCCAGCATATGCCATAGTTTCTACTAGGTGTGCCATTATGTATTTCCCGTGTATGATGTTTTGTTGTCGACGTTAACGTATGATTTTTCGAAATACATTACGCTGCCTCCAACATTTGAAGTGGAACCGTATAGTTGATGCGCTTCGGGCTGGTGACCTCGACAGTCGCTTTTTTGATTTTGATGGCTTTGATCACACCGGCATAAGTGATGCCACCATGTGAAAACTTAACTTGCATTCCAGGTGCCATGGCACGCTTTGCTGCTTGAGCCAAGGTATCACGGCGAGCAGCCGTTGCATCGTAAATCTTGTGAAGATCTTCGTTGGAAGCTTTCGACAAGATGTAGGAGATAGCGAGCGCGAGATCTTTATTCATGGTGGTTTCCTTTTCCATACCTTACTCTTAGATACTATCAAAGTTTCAACAGAATGTCAACCATTATTTTTGAAAAAAATGATTATGCGGTGTTTTTTTCAAAAGAAATGTCGGGATGATTGTAACCATAAGTATCACGAGTACCCACCAAATCTTTCTGGCGTATATGCAACTTCAGAGCCCGCGCGGTACCAAATATTTTACGCACGATCTGAGGCTGTGTCACAGTCAAATTCATCACGGTGCTTTTCAGCACATCTCGGTATTCTTTCGGAAGTGCATCATAGAGTTCCATAGTACGTTGTAGAGTAGATTTTTTTACTATGTACCCAGATTTTCCATTATTGTTCACGACCACGATGATTAGTTCCTTTTCAAGTTCTTATACATTGCTTCGCGACGTTCTTTTTCTAATCTCACCATCTCATGAGGATAGAAGTCTTCGCGAACAAAATGATCATACCAGATGCGATCCTCATCGCGGTCGGTCTCATCCATGTAACCTACTAGTTCACCTTTATGATAAAGGCAATTATCTCCGTGCGCAGTGAAGTTGTGTTCTTTCTGAACCCGGTAAAGCTGGTAACCGGTCACTAAGAGAAATTTATGTATTGCCGCCGTCATTTTAACTCCAGTCGATTAGTATTTCCATTAGTTGGTGTAGCGTCATCTCGTTAATATGATCTTTGAAGTCGTTTTCAACCCGCCACTCGTCAGCAGTAATATATCGCTGTCTTTGTATCTTTGTCCACCACACTTTGTAGTTAATATATGCAGTCATTCTAACAGCGACTCCTCGAATTGGGGAAATATAATCTCAGGTTCTAACATCTCAGACGCCTTGCCGCCTTTGAAGTAATGAACCCAACGCAATCCATCTTCACCGTGACCATAAACAGTAAAAAGCACGTCCTTAAACTCATTTGAGACGTCTTTCATATCAGTTGGACACGAATACCATTTTACATCACTGATATGGAAATCATAATCTCTCTCTAAAGATTTATAGAATTCATAACCAGAGACTAATTGCATACTATATAGAATCTTGTCTTTTCGATTTTGATCTTTGCAATCAACCTTGACAGTGAAGTCGCTGTAATAACCCATTCTATTTCTCCTCGATCACAGTCATTTCTTCTAGGATCATGAAAGTGTAGCCAAAGCCGTAATGCTTGACATAGCGCGCCACCGCCCATAGAACGTCCTCGTAGTCTATCCCGGTCTCATCCTCGATCTGTAGGACGGTGTAGCCCTGGTTCCGCAGCTTCTTGACCCGCTCACAGAGCTCGTCCCATTCATCCCTTAGCTCTATAGTCATCCATTCACTCCTACTTTAACGAACCGCGAAGCCCAAACCCGCCCCTCTGGATCCGCCATGGTCATCTGACGGGGGTGCACTGACTTGGTCGGTTTTGCGTCCCACCAAGCCCAAGCCTCGTCAGCGGTTTCAAACTCGACAGAAGACCAGTTCCCATGCTCGAGGGGGGTCTCTGTCACAAACTCGGTCTTCATAACCCATCCAGCCATTTCAGTTCTCCTTGATTGCGTTGATCAGGTCAACCCACATATCTACTTCTTTGGTTTTTTGCTCAAGCATGGCGATCAGCCATTCAATACGGCCTGCGGCATCAGCGTGTTTCCAGTCCTTGGATTCAAACCGGTCATCACTCAACAGGGCAGAAATCTTTTCCATAACGGTCTCCTTAGTAATAGTTGCGGACGAGGATAACCTCGTCCTTGATCTTGTCGGCGAGGCAGATGTTCTCTTGCGAGATCTTCCGCGATGCCAAGAAGGCCTCAGCGTCGGCGACAGTCTCGAAGTAGACCTTTTCCAGCCGAGCGGAGGAAGTGAGAACGAACCGTTTAGCCATCTTAGACCTCGTTAACAGAGAAAGAAACAATCCGAGTCATGACGTAGTCGTCTTCCGTCATACCATCAAGGTCAGCAAAGACCCACACCACGAACTCGTCCATCCAGCCAGTCATCATATCAACGGTCACCATCGCGCATCTCTTCCTCGCGGAGCTTTGCTTTAGCGAAGACGGCAACGTAAGTGCCTGCGCGGATACAACTTCCAATGCCACGCCGACCCAGCCAAATGCCATTTACATTCCAGAAAGTCCAATTTTGTTCCCAGTTTTCCATCTCATTCACCTTTTCTATACCTTACTCTTAGATACTAACACACCTTCCATGGATTGTACACAGAAAAATGCAGTTCCAGCAAAATATATTTTGTTAAAAAATTAGAAGAAAGACTGTCTTTGGCCTTCACGATGTAGTTCAGCAGTAACGCAATGAGTACCACCATCCCAGAAGAACCTGTGTCTCATTGGAGCTATGTGTGGAGTTATGCCGTGTCGCTCAAATGCTTTAAACGCCTGTTCGTTATAGGATCCTACGATGACGTTTTTTGGATCTACCATTAGAACGTTAACATCGAAGATAGTTTCCTCAACGTATCCGACCCAGTCTTTAAGCCAGTGCTCAACATATTCTATGATATCGTCATCTTCAGATACTCCTGGGATGAACCACTTTCCATGGTTTTTCGACTTAAGAGTCATCCATTCGCGCATCGAATTCATTCTATTTTGTTCAAAGTAAACTACTTCCCAATCTGGAAAAGTCTTGTCATACGCGTCTGCATCGTACGCGCTGAAGATAAGTCCCGGCTTTAGAGGACTAAAGACCCCATCAATATGCCCACCCGTGGTGACGGCGTGCGTATTATAGTCTTGAAGATACGTATTTTTCATTATGTCAATGGAATCTAAGACACGCCAATCAGTCATCTTATGTTTAGTACCAAAGAACAGGTCTTTACCAATCCTGAAAATGCCGTTAACTTTGATCCAAGCTAAGTCTTCGTCGCTCTGATTGTTAATAACCGTATTACCTTTTGAGGCTACGTAGTCTAAGATACCCTGCCAACATACGTCAAAGTTTACAATTTTATCATGATTTGACCAGTTGTTAACTTTCTGATTCACTCTAAAGTAAGGAAAAAGAAAGAACTTATCGCCAATCATAATCATTTGATCGCGTGGAATAGAACTTACTGGCGCTGGAATGGGAATATTCTTATCGATGTATTCCTGTGGTACTACGCTCGGAACATCTGGCCGCAATACTTCTACGTCAAAAGACTTTAATACTTTGATTAGAGATTGATAGTCTTCTTCGGTTTCAGTAGCTATCTTTTCGAAAAGATTCCTCATCTTCGAATTCTTCATAAATGAATAAAATTCTGGAGGATAGTTTTTACCGACTACGCAAACTTTTAGCGGATCCCATTCCTGGTGTACACTGAGCATATTTTCAATTTCCTTGAATCTTAATTATTTCCCACGTACCATCGTATTTTTCAACTAATGCGGTGCAGCTTTCGACCCAGTCCCCGCAATTCATATACTCGGTACCATCAAACGTAGTTATATTAGCGTGATGTATATGCCCACAGATGATTCCATCAGTGCCACAGTTTTTTGCATAAGTTGATAAAGTCTCTTCGTAAGATCCTATGAAGTTTACAGCAGACTTAACTTTGTATTTTAGCCAAGCGCTGACAGACCATCTAGGAAGATTTAAAAAATCCATGAGCCTATTGAACATAACGTTCATAGTTATCGAAACATCATAAGCCCAGGATCCAAGATACGAAAGCCACTTTGCGTGGTTTATCACAACATCAAATTGATCGCCATGAACTACTGAGTATGTTTTACCATTAAGTGCCCAATAAACATCAGAAGATACGAGTTTGATTTTACCAAATTCGTTTCCACAAAATGGCTTGAGAAACTCATCGTGATTTCCAGGGATGAAAACTACATTCACTCCTTTGCGCGCTTTGCGAAGGAGTTTCTGAACTATATCATTATGTGATTGTGGCCAATACATCTTAGATTTCATGGCCCAGCCGTCTACTATATCACCAACTAAATATAAATTTTCACACTCAAACGTTTTCATAAAGTTAAGGAACTCGTCGGCCTGAGACATACGAGTTCCTAAATGAATGTCGGATACGAATACTGACTTATACTTTACCGATTCCCGATAGTGTACTTTGTCACCAGGTTCCATTGCGTCTTTTCCTTGTACGCTATTATCTTCACTTGGTTTATAGGTGCTAGAGGTTCTTGAATTTTAGATTTATCGATGATTTCGATTAGCGCCCATTCGTCAAGAAGTAATGCGATTCTGTTCCTACGGGACATATCAGTCTCAGAAAAGTCGGCTGGTTTACCATCAAGCATAAACAGTTCTTTGAAGTGAACGATGTAATACCGTCCCTGCTTATGGAATATATGGCACGATTGATAAAGAGTGTTGTCTTTTTTGGAAGCGAGACCAATTCTGGAAAGTGTTTCTTTAACTTTGAGAAAATCTTCCGGAGATCTAAGTCGAACTTCGACCAGTTGGCTTAGATTGAACATTGAGACCGCCCTTTATTAGTTTTTGTTTTATAAGGTCGATATGTTCTTTTGTAAGGATACTACATGCTTCAAGAGCACGCTTGTAACTTATGTTGTAGTATTCCTGCACGCACTGAACATCAGGTTCTTCAATGGTTTTTGACCATTTAGAGAACCTTTTACCTTTTCTAATACTATTTATAAGATAATCATTTTGCAACTGTTTTTCAACGGTGTTGTTAACGTTCATCTCATTGGCATACAGAATAGTATCGATAAAGTAAGACAGTGCGCGGTTGACAAGGAATGGATTATACGACTTCTCCGCGAGCTCAGGATTTTCTGATTCGCGGATCATGTCTTTCTTAGACATGTTTATAGCATTGACGAAGTCAAAAGGACTCATGTGAACTCCACTGACATCATGACTTCAGTTAGAAAGGCTGCCGTATTGATCTCATGATCGGCTACAAACGCAGCTTGATATTGATATTTGGCAATAGTAAGTACGAGTTCGGGGATCGACTTTGGACCAACTTTCTCATAGGCAGTATCATAGAATTTGCGGAAGAGTGTAGAAGAATCCATATCGGAGTTCTCACCAACCCACTTACGCATCTCGCCAAACTTTTTCTGCTTTAGAATGTTAATCAGATCAGAAAAAGCAGATTCGCTATAATTAGCAAAAATACCGGTGTCGATAGTTCCATTTACAGAATAGCGCTGTAGTTCGTTAAGGACGCGGCGCCAGTCGGGAAGGTAACGCTGAATGAGTTCGGCGATTACAGTCTTATCATACTTTACTCCATTTCCATCGAGAATTGAAAGTACGCGTTTGAAGAATTGTGTTGCGAGTCGAGGAAGATCCGCTTTGGAAATTTTGAACTCGACCACGGAACAGCGAGAGTGAAGGGGTTCAATGATTCTGTTTTTAAAGTTACAGGTAAGTATGAACCCACAGTTCCTTGAATATTCTTCCATGAAATTACGTAGAGCCGGCTGTGTTGAGTTTGCATTAAGGTAGTCGGCTTCGTCCAAGATGACGTATTTTCTTCCGCCAGTAAAAGATACTGAGGAAGCAAATTGCAGGATTTCGTTACGGAGTGTGTCGATGTTTCCATTCATACTACCATTAATTACAATATAATCGGCCCCGATCTGCTCGAGCATAGCCCGAGCGACCGTAGTTTTACCAACACCAGCGCCACCCGTCAAGAGTAGATTTGGGATTTCTTTATTCTCCACGAATTTCCGGAAGGTATTTTTCAATTCTTCCGGAAGCACGCAGTCTTCGATAGTCTTTGGTCGATATTTTTCTACCCAAAGAAACTCTTCCATGATCACCCCTGATATTTGCTATTGGACTCAGTAGCTACATAATAACTAATTTTATCGGAAGTGTACAGGGCTAATCCTTGCGATGAGATCTTTACGTTGTAGTTTGCCGGAATAAGCTTAGTAATATTATCGGCTTTAAAGAACATATCGAAGTGCTTGTCAGTTTTACCAACATCGATGCTAAAGGTATCGCCAGTTGAGTTCTTAGGGTTCAAAGCGTATACGCGAATAACCTTTTCGTCGCCTTGAACACTAATATCTGGAACTTGAAGAACGCCGGTAGCTCGTACGACTTTCTGAAGTTCTTCCTGAGTAATGTTGAAGTCGATCTCGGGTTCTGGGAACCCAATTTCTTTTTCAGGAGGAGCAACAATCATAGTAGGCTCAGCGTAAGTGTAACTGAGTTGCTGATTACCAGACTTGATAAGCATAGACTTTTCTTCGAACTCAATTTCAGGATCATTGAAAAGCGATAGAACACCGAGAAACTTCGTAAGTTCATAGATGGCGAACTCACGTGGGAATGTTTCTGTTACTATAGCTTTCGCAAAGATTGATTTGTGTTGCGAAATGGTAGATAGTGTCGATCCTGGACGAACCAGGATCGACGGGTTAATAGTCGCGAAGTTTTTTAAGATCGCGATTGTATTGTCACTTAGTTTCATAATGTATAGTCTCCTGTTATTTCTTTACTTTTGAAGATGCGATTTGTGATGGATCGGCCGTAGCAGAAGCACCAATTGATGCTAGAGCTGAAAGCTTTCCGCCGAAGGTATAGAAACCTGCGTGTTGCAAGTGCATCCATGGGCACATCCAGACTTTCATCCCGGTTTTACGGGTATTCTGACAGAAGAGATAATCTTCAGACAGGTAGCGCTCAGACTCAGGATCAATTTCAGCTTGGAAATACATGCCAATCTTACGTGTGCCGTCAAACTCAGCTGTACGTACATGATCAGGTTTATACATGATAAGCGGGAACTTCCTTGCATATTCTTCAAAAGTTTCGCGCCGGATCATCATGAAACCCGTACCAATCTCAAGAACTTCAGCAGGTTCGTCTAGACGAATAGATTTTGAACCTTCACCGTTTTCCATGACCGGATTGAAAACAAAGTCACCAACAAAGTCTTCAAGAACAGATGGATTCTCGTCAGCCACACCTTTGTCAACGGCCATCTTGATCTTTTCCCAAGTGATACACTTCTTAGGATAAGCACCACCGATGATGTCATAAGGAGACTCGTCGGTCTGAAGGGCCAATAGTGCAAGCACGTCTTGAGGATTAAATCCAATGTCTGAGTCAACAAACAAGAGATGAGTATAACCTGAACGCAGGAATTCGTCAACACAATAATTCCGTGCGCGAGTGATAAGCGATTCGTTAAACAGGAAATACGAACGCATTTCGATGCCGTACTTTAGACACAAAGCTGTCAAGTCACACATCGACCGAGCGTACAAACCATTACACTGCCCGCCATACATTGGAGTAGCTACGAATAGCTTTTTCTTCTGTAGTTCCTCGATTTTAATTTGGATTTCCATTATTACCACCTTTCATCGTCTATATAGACACAAATTTTAATCGGCCCTACTCTGAGTACCGCATCTAGTATTAGTCCAGGATCAGATTGGCTTTCAGTCACTTTATATGCGTAAATCTTCCACCACTTAAGAGGATTTAGATATAAAGTGACTATGACATCCGATTGTTTTATATATGATAAAAGCTTTTTCACTTATCATCCTCGTGTGTTGTATCGTGCACATAGAGCTGAATGATTGCATAATGAATTACTTTCATCAGATCTTTTCTCCAGTCGTCAGGATTACCTTTTCGACCATAGCGCTGAGCGTATTTTAAAACATTACCAACGCAAAAACCAGAACCATGTCCGGAATCGATGATGAACTCAGTCGCTTGAAACTTAGTTCGCGAGTAGTGTTCACCGTACGTATTATTAATATAATCCGTAATTTCTGAAATGTACAGGGCTTCTTTATACTTATATTCTATATTAGAAGAAAGCTTCGAGTCCTGCTGTAGCTGATTTTGTGTAATTGAATTCGTTTGTTCTTGAGAAGTTATATTGGAATCCAAGTCTTGCGTCAACAAGCTCGCGCTTTCCTTCGAGATATTGTAGGACTTCAGTTGCCATGTCATGCGCGGTGCTCACTGGTACGTTTTGACAGATGTGGTTAACGCTCTTCTTTGGGTCGAGCAATTCGAAATCTTGGGGAAGACCCATAATAGTCATCGCTTCCCTATAAGTTATATAGCGGTCTTCAATCGGGTGCGTCAGCATCATTGGATAGTGACCGACAAATGCACCGATGTAGTCTCGTGGAACAATGGTTCCTCGACGCATGATATTTCCGCCTGCAGCTAATTTAGCTTTGCGTCCTTTACATCTGTCGACTTCTTTCGTATATCCATTATTACCCATCCATTTAGCTACTTCATCGTAATCAATTCCCATTCTTTCTATATATGATAAAACATCTTGGCCACGAGCTTTTGCTGGTTCAACAGTTTTGCAGAATTCGCGGTGTGTAATTCCACCGTGAATATGCTCGAGGATAAACCGATAGTATGGATCGTCTTTCGATGGAGTTTTCGTATTGATAGGTTCCATCTGAAAGTTTGATGTTACGCCTAAAATCGTGTCTTCAATTGTCGGGCGTTCACGTTTATAGAAGTTCAACACCGGAATTTTGTTACCTCTCCAAAAGAAGTAAAAAGCTCGTTCGCGAACTTGGGCTACACCATGAAGCAGCGACCTCGTACGGTATACTGACATACTATAACCATTATCTAAACCAATCTGATGAAGTTGGTTGCGAACGTTTTCACCGATTTTACCAGCAAATCCAGGAGCATTCTCGCCCCAAAACACTTCAGGTTTAAGCTCACCAAGAACGTAGTTTGCAGTCTCAGTCATCCATCTATTATTAGGGTTGTGATCTCCAAAGCCATGCGACAATTGGGATAAACCTGCGCAGGGACACACAGTACTGATGACATCGACTTTAGTCTTTGGAAAGTCTCCACGATCAATCAGGTGATATGGCACTTCATTATTATAGTAATTAACGATGTGTCTATCATTAGCCTGAAAAGGTTCGTAAGAAGCTAACCACTCAGGGCGAGACCCAAACGCTTTCTCAGAGGCAAGAGTTTCACCCCCGATAAGTGGTACGATTGTAGCGTGTTTCACTTAACTTTTCCGATCATATTGAATATGCTGTCAAAGACTGCATCTGCATCTTGGTGTGATTTATAGAACTCGTATGCTTTCTCGCGATACTCGTTACGCATCCCGTTGTCTTTATTTAGCGCGGATATCAAGTCTGCAGATTGCTGCATGTTCTCACTAGATAGCCAGATAGTACCACTATCTGCGCATTCTGTCAGGGGTATACCTAGTACTCGATGGGTACATGCATCACCATAACCTTGGTGAAATACTGGAATTGTACCAGTAGCTACAACCTCACAGTGCGTGTACTCAATCGATTTTTCGATGAACCTAGGATCTAGAAGAGAGAGTTGATACCCGTATCCAGATTTAGACATGCGTTCAAGGATTTCATGGTTTTTAAAGAATGAGAAAACTACTGGTTTGTTTCCGTACCAATCTGTAAAGTCAGTCTTGTCTGGACTAACATTGTTTAAGTAATGGAATGAATACTTTTGCTTGAGTTCAACATAAGCTAGTGATTTCTCAATACCTTCAAGAATCGTGAGTGCATTCATCTGGCGTAAGTGCTTCTCATGGAAGTCCATCATCAATCGTGGGCCCTTCCATAGAGCCATTCGACCAATCCACCTATGACACATTTTATCGATTTGTTCGATGGGTTTCCAGTACTTCTCGCGAACTTCATCGAAGTACATTCCAGGCTGGAAGTTTAAGATTTGCTTCTTTGGAGCATCTCCACCAAAGAATCCCATGATGCCGCCAGCTTCAGACATACTCTCTACTACACCAGCAAAATCACCAGTTGGAGAATGAGCAAACAAAACTTTAGATTTATCGATAGATTCTTTCAAACAATCGTTACGTATGATAGAGATCTTATTGTGATCGTGTTGAAATAACACCGATGGTGCGGATATCTTATTGAGAATTTTACGGAAGTTTTCAGCAACCTTAAGATCGTAATTCTGATTCTTCTTATGTGCGAAAGGTGGAAGCGAGTTAATGATCACTAGATCACATGAGTTGCAAGCGTCTGCTACACTATCGATATTAACATCTTCTGCAAATTTTACGTACATGAGATTTGGCATGACGTGTGAGTTAACACGAGACCATGTTTTATCTTTAGAAGCAATCACTGTACATTCATGGCCGTTCTTCTTTAGATACTTTGTCATCTCAATAGTAAATTTTGAGACGCCGCATCCTTCAATGCCGCGCCCCATAAGGATAGCCACTTTCATTTTATAATATACCTCTTTGGTGTCTGATTACGCTCGTTAATTATATATGAAAGAAAAATAGTCATTTCACCGTAATTCGATGTTCTCGTAATACATATACTCAACGCCAGCTTCTTTCAGCATATTTTTAGTAGTTTCAAAAGAGTCTTTCCATTTGTTATCTACATAAGAAGGATAACACATGAATACGCGTTTAACACCGACCTGAATAACACCTTTAGCGCATTCAGAACAAAGAGGTAGTCCCCAGATATACAGGTCAGAACCAGCTAGACTTACGCCATTCAGTGTTGCATTGTATATACAATTCTGTTCAGCATGAACAATATACTTATACTTTTGCTCTCGATCATTAAGCCTAACGTCACTGTCATCAATTCCACGAGGAAAGCCATTATACCCTTGCGAAAGGATTTGGCCTCTAGCTCCTACTGCAACAGCACCTACTCGGGTGCTCGGATCTTTAGACCAAGTCGATACCTGCTTGGCTAGGTTAAAATAGTTTTGTGTCCAGTTATTTGACAAGATCAAAGTGCCTTTCGTATACGTGAAGTGATGCAACGTTCCAATAGATGTATCCTGACTTATACCCCAGGCTTTCACACATTAAGTCCAAAACATATTTCTGCCAGGCGTAATCATTCTTATACCCAAACACAACATCGTTTGATCGCATGTATACTAGAGCGTGAAGGCGGTTCTCGCGGATCATATATTGTACGGTGTTCGTGCACATGAAGTCGCTGCGACCAAATACATTATAATCATTCCACATATTCGGCCGAGTATAGATCATTGTAGCGCGTCGCGATTCAGGGTTCTTCTTAAGTTCTTTTACTACGTTATTATATTGTGAGGAATTTTCCTTCGACCAAATACACCAACCATAGTTTGAGTTGATATATCCACTTGGGTCTGCCACCTGTCGCCAGATAGCGGGAGGACCACCTGGAATATCGTTAACATTAAGAGACATCGACTCATACCATTCCAACTCTCGTTGAATGTAGTTTTTATCAATGGTGCCAAATATAGTCGGTTCATCTGCAATGAAACTGGCATTCATGATCTCAAGCATCTTAACGCCTGATTTATCATTAACAAACACGCCATCTTTTAAGTGCTGCTTAAAGAACAAACGAATTTGATTAAGTGTCATCATTTATTGCGATCCACGTCGTAGAAGAAAATGGACTTAGCATCTGGGTTAGCATCCTGGTTAGGCTCGTACTTATTATTAAAGATGTCACGCGCGGGATCTTGACCTTCGATTTTACCACGGAGCCAAGATACAGCGAAAGAAGCGTAGTTAATGAGATCTTTATAGGTATCTTCAAGAGACTCAAAGTTTGCTTGATCAGCTCGGCCAGACTCAAGAAGAGATTGAGCACGATACATTTTACCTTGCATAGTATCGTGGATCGTATCTACCCCACGACGATAGTGCATGGCTTGAACTACGTTTGAGTTTGGATTTTGATAGTCTTGGGACTTCTTGAGTTGTAGGTCGATGCATTCTTGAAGTACTTTTACTGATTCTTTCACGCTACTCTCCTGAGTTTGATCGAGTTCTCGTACAATACACGAGACCTGTCTTCTGATATATTACAAATTTTCAAACAGTTTGTCAATGGATAATTTCGGCACTTTACTCCATTATTCGTAGATACCATCGTATAAGAGTTCACATGATTTACTGACAAATAGAGTTCAGCCAAATCATTCTCAGTCTCAGGTACGCGTATGAAAAATAGAAGGGGAACTGAATCAACATTCTTCCACATAATCTTTGTATAGTTGTCGCTCATCCAAAATCCGCGTGTCGATTTATTTAGCCGAAACGTTTTGACGGCGTACTTCATTTCATTGATGTAACCATCTTTCTCGGAGTCGTACTTATAGATACTTCGAGTAGAATCGAAAAATTCTTGAACGACAACTTCACCGATATCACCAATGATTTCGGCGTTAGTATTAGACATTGTCATAATGCTTCTTCCATGCTGAACCAACAGTACCAAGACCAACGCCTGAGAGGTATACCTGATACATAATCCGAGATACTTCCACGGGTGTTCTTGCTTTATATAAGTCGTGTTTGATGCGATTAACTGAAGTTGCTTGATTGATAGACTTCTTGGGCATCTTTTCAACGAGACTATTAGCAGTTTCGCGAGATTGATGGATAGGCATTTTATCCAAACTTTGAAGGATCTCGACGTCAAACAATTCTTTTTTCACGTGACTTCACTTTCTTTTTTCATATCTTACCTATAGATACTATAACATGAAGCGAGAAATGTCAACCAGAAAAATGCACACCAGCAACTTTAAGACCAATCATTACAATATCGTGACCAGCGCGAAAAGCACCATAGATAGCAAAAATAATGACTACTATAGCAGTAAACGTAATAATAGGTTGAACCTTTACTGCAAACATTTCGTCATTGTCATGATCACTCATTCCCCGCACTCCCCATGTTCTGTTTGTAAACCAATGCCGCCGCAGCCCCCGATTTTAGAAGTTATAGTCGTAAAATTTGCGGGGTTCACGGGCAATACGGTGTTTGCCATAGTATGACCAGAAGTAACCGTCAGCGCGCTTACGAGCTTTGATTACAGGATTAGCTTCATTTGATTGGATGATCCACTTCTGGTCTTCTTGGTTAGCGCAGTTAGCAGTGAAACCACCTGCAACAAAATCCGGAACCCAAGTTGGGTCGCGCTCAGCGTCCATCTCACGAATGAGGATTTGCTTGCCGGACTTAGTCACAGACAAGATTTCAAAGGGTTTTACGTCGCTATAACCAATCTGGTTCGCGTAACTAGTGGGAAGAGCATTAGCCATGGTTGTTTCCTTTTCCATACCTTACTCTTAGATACTATAACATGGAGCGAGAAATGTCAACTAAAAAATGCATTTTTTTAAAATATTTTGCGTAGAAGTCCTGGATTATTAGAGTGATCTGGACCAACCCAACCTTCTGGTTTAATCAGGTCTGGTAGACCAATAGGATTAGGACGACTGGCTTTAATGCCAGTTTTCTTAGCCATATTAGGCTTTAGAACTGCATCCCAGGCTTTGTATGAGTCAACCGCAAATCCATCTAGGGTTCCAATAGCCACGACACATAGATCGATTAAAGCATCTACTACGTCTTCAGGATTTTCTGCGTCTTTAAGTTCATTAAGTTCTTCCATTAAAAAGTCAATGCGAAACTGCAGAAACTTCTTGAGAGTTTCGCCATCCATCTTTTCGATGACGGGTCGAACTCCATAGTGCTCGTGCATATCGTAGATGTCTTTTACCCAGTCTTTACTCATGCTATCCACTCCGGTATTTGGCGATTTGTCCATTTATGCATTCTCTGCTTCGCTACGCGATAGTAGTTGCGATAAGACGTAACAGAGTCATGTTCTACTTTATACTCATCCGGCATAGCCGGTGTTACTGGCGTTAGGTATCCTACATGGATATTATGAGGGGTAGATCGCAAAGAGTCCACTAGAGTGGCACACTTATGGACTTTACCATATCGGTAGGTGTATTCATCTAGCAAGGCAAGAAAATGAGCATAGAGCCAATTGTAATTGTTATTCGAATTCCTGCACCACACAGCAGATGGGTGGTTAATATGTGTTGCCTGATAGAGAACGGCGTCGCGAAAGTCTGGAAGACGCCAGCGCTTAGCTTTACGGCCAGATAGAGACTGGCCAACAAACTCTTCGCCATCAATGACACGATGAGCTGTAGAAAGGAGTTGCGCGGTTTCTAGGATCATTTTGACAACATGTTTGTCAACCATCATCCGCGCGGCTTCGAATGGATCTTCACTGATATAGAAGATGTTCACTTGTTTTTTGTTCCTTGTTCTTTTTCTGCTTCTTCGATAGCACGGGTTAGAGCTTCATTAATCCAAGCTTCGATGTGAATTTGAAGATCACTGAATTCTTCTTGATCCATCTTTTCTTGATCCACTGCTATCATGTTATTATTACCATCTATCTTAAAAATGTCAATAGACATTTTCATAGTTCCGTCATCATTTTCAAAAAGAAAGTCTTCGTGAATTGGGATGCTGATGAAGTAGTCTTTGATCCTGAATCCAGGACGCTTATGCTGATCTAGTTCCATTTAAGTACTCCTTCTGCTTTTTGAAAGCTTTCTCACGATGATATGCATTTGCTCGGCTATAGAAGATGGTGCCATCCAGGTGATCCATCTCATGCTGAATTACTCTAGCAGTAAGACCTGCTACGTTAATCGTATCGATTCCTCCTGATGGAGTCTGAAACCGCAACCTTACTGTGTTCCAACGCTTTACTTTTACATTGATTCCTGGAAACGATAAGCAACCCTCTTCCAATAAATTCTGTTCGTCACTGTGACTGACGATTTTTGGATTGAAGCAGGCGTAGTTTTGATTCTCTCCTCGCATTACAAATACACGTAAAGGATGGCGAATTTGATTTGCAGACAGTCCAATAGACTTATGATCATTCATAGTCTTCAACATCTCTTCAACCAATTCAAACTGGTTAACTTGCGGGTTAGTAAAATCAAACTTAACCGTAGGAATAGTTAGTACTGGATCAGGAAATTTTACGATCTGTGTCATGCTGCGATCCTGCTAAAGTTTTTGTGCTTCTCAAACTTAATCACATTGGCGAACTTATCAACCATCTGGTCTACTTTGTGACTGATGATAAAAGTGTTCGTGTCTTGCGTCAGAGTTCCAATAATTTTGAGGAACTCGTCGGTGCCATTAGAATCGAGAGACCCATCAAGCACTTCGTCCATAATCAATAGGTTTGTCGATGCACTATTACGTAACCGAGCAATAGCCCTCCAAGTAAATAGGATCGATAGATTAATCCTCATCTTTTCACCTTCTGAGAACGATGAGTAACTAAACTCATCGCGAAATCGTGACTTGATCTTTTCTTCAAAGTTCTCATCCATCTCAAAGTTAACGAAGAAGTCCATAGCAGACAGATACTTATTGATTAATTTATTTATGACTGGCACGTATTGCTTGATGATCTTAGCTTTGATACCGGTATCTTTGAGGATAATAGCCGATACACTGAGCGCGTCTTTATCTCGAAGAAGTTCTGCTTTTTCATCCGAGAGTCTACCAATCATTTTTTCAAGCTCTTTCATCTTATCATCATCGACTTCAAGCTTATTGCTACTATCTTGAATATCTTTAATTTGCTTTACTAGATTCTTACACTGATCCATAAGACCATTAATGGAAATATTCTTAGCAACGATATCGATGTTTAGCGAATTAATGTTAGACATCACATCGGAGATAGACTTAAGGCGTTCAAAGACTCGAGTTATTTCTTCTTGAAGTTGACTATTAGCTTCATTGGTTTCTTTAGCCTGATTTTGTTTATGGGCTATTGTATCACACTTAAACTCTTCATCGATGTCTTGCTTACACGTAGGACATGCATCATGAGAAGAAAAGAATTCTATTTCAGACTCAAGTTTAGAAACTTTATCTGACAATTGAACTTCAAGTTTCTGCAAACTATTCTGTCTTTTGGCGATGGATTCTTGATCTCCAATCTCAGTTCTAAGCAATTGAATTTCATCACCAAGTTGCTTGACTAAGTTTCTTTCATCGAAGATGCGAGTTGTGTTTTTATTTAATTCGGCTTTGAGAACTGTAACCCGTTCTTCATTATTACGTTGGATCGCAGAGATGTATTCATTCTGCATTCGTATCTTTTCAGATGTCAAACTGTGCTCATACTCAACGTTTACTAGAGTAGACGAGTTCAAGCTTATCTTTTCTTTCAAGAGTGAGTTCATCACAGAGAAGATTTGAATGTCAAGAAGATCTTCAATAACTTCTCGCCGTTGACCTCCAGGAAGTTCCATAAATGGAACGAAAGAAGCTGAGCCGAGAACGACTACCTGACAGAAACTTTTATGATTAAGCTTGAGGATTTGCTTCTCAAGCACAGTCTGATAGTCACGGTCAGCTGCTTCTTGGTTGAGAAGTTTGCCATTCTGATAAACTTCGAATAAGTTTGGCTTCATGCCACGCTTGATGTGATATTGATTCAAACCAATACTGAAGTCAATCTCGACCAAGACGTCTTTCTTATTGATCGAGTTTATGATTCTCTC